ACTTTGATAAATGGTTTTTATCAAATATCAACAGCGGATGACGTTGCGAATAAGACCAGAGGATTAATTGCAACAACCGCATTGTCAGGTGGAACAGTGATTGATGCAGGTTCAGCTTCATTGTCTAAGGCTTTAGTTCAAGAATTATTGCGAGAAATGTTTGAAAATGGAGCGATGTTTAGCAATATGGTTTTCATTGTAAATGGATTTCAGAAGCAAGTATTGAGCGACATATTTGGTTATGCACCAGAGGACAGGAATGTTGGTGGTGTGAATATCAAACAAATTGAAACCGATTTTGGAAACATTGGTATTTTGCCAGCTCATAGATTTATGCCAACTGATGGATTGTTAGCGGTTGACATGTCGGTATTGAGTCCAGTATTCCAGCCAGTTCCGAATAAAGGAAACTTTTTCTATGAGCAACTTGCAAAAACAGGTGCTTCAGAGAACGGTCAAATTTATGGTAAATTTGGACTTGACCATGGGCCAGCCTTTGCACATGGATTTATTGATAGTTTAGCAACGGCTTAATTGTGATTGGGGTGGAAACACCCCAATAAAATTTTAAATAAGGGAGATAATATAAATGGAAACTTCTAAGATAAGAAAAACAGATGGTATACAGCCCATTGTTAGAGAATTTCTTGAATATGCGTTTGAAACAGTTCCATTCGCAACGCCAGTAAATGCAGTTAGCGGTAGTTACACGATAACTTCAGGAACGATGGCACAGTTAAATAATGATGATGTAGTAACATTAGACGGTTATGTGTTCACTAAAAAAGCAAGTCCTAGTGGAGATTTTGAGTTTTCGAATGCCTCTACTTTAGCGACGAATATCAGCAAATTAGATGATTACACAGCAGTAGAATCTACTGGTGCAGTTGTAATAACGCATACTGTAAAAGGCACGATTGGAAATGACAAGGAAATAGAAATAAGCATTCTTGAGGGAACAACAGCTGGTGGAGATGGAGCAGGAACAGAAGCAACGGTTACATTGACAGCAGAAACGTTTGCATTAATTGCGAATGGTGATACCGTTGAATTTGATGGCGTAACATATACAAAAGTTGCCTCAGATGCAGGAGATAATGAATTTGTGAATTTGGCAGGATTGATTGCATTAATTGATGCCACCGATGATTGGGGAGCTGTAAATAGTTCTGATGATATTTTAATTACAGCGACTTTAGATACAACAGCTTTTAATGGCGTAACTTTGACTGTTGAATTGTACAGGGTTACAGCTAGTGGAGTCGATGGAACGATAGGAACAGCAGAAAACACAATTCATGATGCAAACTGGAAAAGAATAGATGCAGACTTGACAACGTTGGCGTGATGCTATGAAATTTTATAGTGATTCAGATAGGACTGTATGGGATAAAGATAGAAAGAGAGTATTATGTGTATTCAAAAATAATGAACTTGAAACAGATGATGCGAGAATCATTTCTATCTTGTCCCAAAAATATAAGAGCGATGAAGTTATTGAATTTAAAAATGATAATTATGAAGATTGGCAAATTGAGGAATTGAAAGAAGAAGCTAAAAGAAAAGGTTTAAAATATTATGCCAGAATGAAAAAAGAAACCTTGATTGAGGCATTAAAAGATTTGGAGATGATGAGATGATGAGATGAGCCAGATGAGAACAACTGAAATATTGGAAGATGCAAGTGAATTTATAACAAGAGCATTGAGAGTAATAAACACAGACCATTCATATATCCATGACGGCATAGGCTATAAGGCTTTTATTTATCAAGCTACATTAGCTGAAGGATATTATTTGATTAAAACACCAGCCAATAAATATATTCATTTTAAAAATATAAAATTGCAGGCAATGGGTGGAGCGATTAGATTAAGTGTAAGAAGAAGCACTGTTACAAATCCTATTGTAATAGATTCAGAAGGTTCAGTAATATCACAGCCAGAATTAGTCGGACCAAATAATTTGAATGATACATATGGCGAAGCTAGTGGAACAGTGATAAAGAAAACGCCAACATTTATCACTTCACAGGAAGGTGAAGATTGGTTTGTTGTTCATGTTTTAGGAGATACGACCAATCAATTTGTTTCTGTTTCAGATTCAAAAATATCAGATAACGAAGAAGTTGTGATGGAGAAAGATTCCTATTATTCAATTAAATTAGAGAAAATAGGAACAGATGTTGCAATCAACGTATGTTTGTCCATGTTCTGGTATGAAGAAGAATTGGGGAGTTAAATAAAATGACTGATGAGCAAAAAATTCAATATTTAAAAGATTGGGCTATTGGATGGGCAAACAATGAAGATATTGAAGATTCTTCAGAGCTTGAATTGTTTATTGATGATGTAATGGGTGATGTTGCTTTATCAGGAAAACAAAGTGAGAGCTTGGGAGATTATTCTGTTTCTTATTCCGTTGATGATTTGAGAAATAAGGCTATGAAGTATTTAGGAAGATACAAAAGGTTGCGGTGGTAAACATGATTGAAAAAATAAGCGATTTTTATAATAGTTTATTTGATGTAATGAGAAGCACAACTATTGAAAGTGGATATGGTGGCACTAAATTAAGTTGGGGCAAAAGTGCCACTGTATCAGGAAGATTAAGGCCTTTGAGTGGCGATGAGCGGATGAGAGCGGATAAGATGTCTTTATATAGCACACATAAACTATATACCTATGTAGCAGATATAACGCAGTCTGATAGGATTATAGATGTCGCAGGAAATACTTATGAAGTTAAATACATTAAAAATCCTATGAATATGGATAATCACTTTGAAATTGATTTGGAGTTGGTAGAATGAAAGATAATGAGATGGTATATGATTCAAACATTAAGCAGGTAAAAAGGACAACAAATGATGCACAGAATGCAGTATTATATGCGTTAGGTGTGTATGTCATGGGAGAATCAGTTATGCGAAGTCCAGTCGATACAGGCAATCTAAGAAGTAGCATAGATTATAGGGTTAACGAATTAGGCAAATATGTTGAAATAGGTTCGACAGCAAAGTATGCACCGTATCAAGAATTAGGTACTGGTATATATGCTGTAAAAGGAAATGGCAGAAAAACAAGTTGGAGATATCGGAATAAAGATGGTAAGATGATTACAACTAGAGGAAATAGACCACAGCCATTCCTTGAGCCAGCAGTTACAGATAATGTTAAAAAAATACAAAGCATTGCTGAAGGAAAATTCGATTATGAGATGAAAAAGAATGATGGTGGTGATAAATAATGTTATCTATGGGTGATAAAATAGATATTGAATTAAAAAAAGTTGCTGAAAATGTTTATCACGCCAATATTCCTGATAGTTGCAATACACTTCCAGTTGTTGTTTATAAATTGCCAAGTTCTATTTCAGGAGAAATAAGAGAAGATTTCAATTTGGTTATTGATATATGGGGAGATTCATTAGACACTAGAAATTTAGAACAAATAGTGGTTGATATAAGTCAAGCATTGGATAGAAAAAAATTTCTCTTGTCTGATATAGCTTTTAAATTATATAAAAATGGGCAGTTTGAAATGGAAGAACCAGAGGAAAATTTAGAGCGTAGACGATTAAGTTTTGAGTGCAAAACATATAATATAGATTAATAAGGAGAGATGGAAATGAGTAGAAATTTGAGTTTAACGGATATCGAAAAAGTGATGCTTGATGCAGGAGTGGTCTATTACAAATATGCTTCAGGAGCAGAAACACTATTGGCACCAACAAGGGGTGGAAATTCATTCGTAGTAACAAGAGAAATAAAGGAAATAACGAGAGATGGAGCAAAGGGAAAAGAAAAAGGTTTACGAAGAATTGTTACGGAAAATGCAGTTTTGACAGTCAATGTATTGGGTATGACACAAGATAATATAAAACTGTCATTGCCTGGTACTTCAGTTGATGGTGTTACTGGAAGCATAACGAATGCAGATGGTGGAGCAGGAGTTATAGCTGATGGGGAGTATTTGGAATATGTTGTGTTTTTTGGGGAAACACTTGACGGCAATCTGAAAGAAATCTATTTATATAATGCTTTGGGTGATAATGGGTTAAGCATAAGCACAACGGATGCAGATGAATCAGTAATGTCGATTGAATTTTCAGCTCATTACAATCCCGCGGATTTGACAGAACCTATATATCAAATATCAGATGCAACAGAGATTACATTGTTGGGAAGTATTAGTGGCGTTGTTGTTGATTCTTCAGGACCTGTTGAGAATGTAACAGTTAGAGCATTAATAAGCGGTGAAATCATAGGTTCAGCATTAACTGATGAAAATGGATTTTATGAAGTTTTAGGATTAGAGGCAGATACTTATGACATGGCATTTTTGAAAGAAGGTTATGTGAACGGTTCATTGTCTGGAATAGTTGTTACAGCAAGTACAGAAAATGACGGAAATCATGTCGTATTGGTAGGAGCATAAAATGTTAGAAACTGAAAAAGTATTTGATATTTTACCAGACATGGTTAGTATGTATGAAAAATTGAATATTAAAGAATATTCAATAAAAAAACTTGCTGAATACAGAAAGAAATATCCAGATAAAAACATAAATGAATTGCAGAATGATTTAGGGACTGACATGATAATGCATGTATTAAAAAATTCGAAGAATGCGAAAGAGGAATTTTTCAGGGTAGTTGCTTGCTTGTCTGGAATAAGTGTGGATGGAGTTAAGAAACAATCAATTAACGAAACATTTAAAGTATTTGATTCAATTTTAAAAGATGACGAATTGATGAGTTTTTTTTCTTCAGCTATGAGATAGGATATGAGCAAACCATATCCTTTTTTCATAGCTATTATGGAATGATGGCTTACAAAATCAGAAGTGATAAATTGTGTAATGCACTAAAAAAATGTTTAGAAAAAGAACAGGAAAATAAATATTGGCAGATGTATTTAGCTTTATATCCACACATGATTATTCCGAATGCCTTTTCAAAAAATCCTGTTTTAAAGATGGTTTCATTTGAGGATTTCATGAAAAATAATAATAGCAAAAATAATAAAAAAACAGTTGATGCAGATGAAATAAAGAATAAATTTAGCAAATTGAGAAATGTAGCAAGGGTGGTGATAAAATGAAACTGTTTGAATTAGCTGGCAGAATAGTTTTAGAAGGAGCAAAAGAAACTGAACAACACCTAGATAATATAGACAAAAAAGGAAAGACAGCAGGGGAAAGGATGAAGTCTTTCGGAAAAGGGATGGCAATAGCTGGAACTTCATTGGTTGCTGGATTTGGAGCTTCATTAGGTGCAGTTTTAGTGACTGGTGCAAAAGATGCAATTTATGCAGAGGAAAAAATTGCACAGTTAGAGTCTGTTCTTGAATCAACTGGTGGCGTTGCTGGAATGACAAAAGATGAATTAGTTGATTTAGCTGAAGGATTTGAAAGAACAACGAAATTCAGTGCAGAGTCAGCACTAGAAGCCCAAAGCTTGCTATTGACGTTCACTAAGATTGGTTCAGATGTGTTCCCAAGAGCAACCCAAGCAACCGCTGACATGGCAACAGCTATGGGGACGGACATGGCAGGTCAATCAATCGCATTAGGTAAGGCATTGAACGACCCTATCGCCGGAGTTGCCTCACTGACAAGAGTCGGGGTTCAGTTTACTGATGAGCAAAAGTCGATGATAGAATCAATGGTTGAGATGAATGATATTTCAGGAGCACAGAATATTATTTTGACAGAATTAGAAACTCAATTTGGGGGAAGTGCAGAGGCTATTGGAAACACTATGGGGGGACAAATTGAAAGATTACAAAATGCCTTTGGTAGCGTCAAAGAAGAATTAGCAACACAATTTCTACCTATTCTTCAGCAATTAATGGATTGGGTTATTGTCCATATGCCAGAAATAAAAGAAGTTTTATCTCGTTCATTTGAGGTGATATCAGTTTCAGTTTCTAAATTATATGGTTGGTTTAACACGTACCTATATCCAATTCTTAAAACAATATTTGATTGGGTTGTGAAGAATTGGTCAACAATCAGTGCAGTTTTTGAAACTGTATTTGGTGCAGTTGGATTTGCTATCGAAACAACGGTTGATTTAGTGAAAGGGTTATATGATGGATTTGTTGATGTGTATAATTGGTTCAATGATACATTCAGCAAAGCAAAGGAAATTGTGGAAGATGTTTTCGATGGGATATCAGATTCGATAGAAAATGCTATTGGATGGATTGAGGATTTAATA